TGATTTTTGTTATTCTTACCTAAGTTTTCTAGCATCTTTAGGTAAGCACCAACAACAGGAATGTTGCCAACGTCAAATATCTTGAAATTGCCCATACCTGGTATCTTTTCCAGGTAAGAAATCATTACGGCTGTGCCGCGGATTACGTTAGCAATTTGGTCGCTAAAATCTTCCATTGCGACAACAGCACCAGGAATACCATTTTTGCCAGCCAGAATGGTGAATGAATCAACTAAACCTTCACCAATGTCTTCTTGCATATTGGCAAAAGCAACGCCAAGCACGCTAATTCTGCCAGCGTATGTGTCAAGGTAAGCAGCGTTCTGACCGCTAAATTGTTTGTTGATTAGTACTTGAAGTTCAGCAAATGTCTTTTGTTGTAATTCTGTCTTGGTTAAACCTAAGTTATATTTAGACAAGCCTTTTGTATTTCCTACATAGGCTTTAGCCAAATCATTGGCAACAGTCGTTAGAGATTCGCCTGAACCACGGCTGACCTCAATTGCCATGTTAAGCATTTCTTGTGCTTTAGTAACTGAGCCTGTGGTAGTAACTAGAGCCTGCATAGCAGGTCTTAGTTGGTCATCAAGTATGCCAGTCTGGCGTTCAACGTCCGATATAAACGCTTTAACTCTTGGGTCTTCAAATCCTAGATTTAGATTTTCAAGTGTGGTTGTTAACTTACGTGCAGCTAATTCATCTTCCTGGAAAGCCTTAACGGAAGCCTTACCAAACGCAATAATTTGGCGTGTGCTAAATACAGCAAGGAAAGTCTTGCCTAAATCCTTAAACTGTTTCTGCATATAGGCAGTTGCTTTATCTGCCTTCTTAAACCCTTTGTCCTTAAACTCAGACGTTATATCTATGCGGACTTCTGCCATTACGCTGCCATCCTGTTCACTTTAGTTCTTGCGTTTAATGCTTTTGTGGCTTTGTCAATAGCACGCATGACAGCATCTAGAGCCTTGCCTTGATTCTCTGCGTAAGCTGCAAAAAGTAAACGTCCACGGTTACGCTGAAACTTGTCGTATTGCTTCATTGCGCCTACGTCATTCATTGCGCCTACAAATATGCGTCCAGCGTTAGGGTTATTAGACTGACCAATATCTTTAGAGCTTTGACCATAAGCACGTTCAGCCTTTTGCTTTCTTCCTGTTGGATGAACGCGACCAGCTAACTCAATGATTGAACCGGCAGCATCTTTGTTAAACAAAGAGAACATGCCAGCATAGCCTTGACGGTTTCGCTTCTGTTGACCTAAAGAATAGGTTAAACCTTTGCGTATGAGCTGTGAATCATATTTTGGGAACGGTCTTAATCTGCCTGTGCGACTTGAAGGCTCTCCGCCTTTATCATTCCAGTTATAAAGATTTCCTGGTGCTGAGCCTGGCACTTTAGCCTTTGCGCTGTCTGTAACGGCTTTAAGAGCAACGCGTATCTCATCATTCATTTCTTTAGCCAAATCAGGTGCAAACTTCTTTAAGGCGCGTTTAAGCTCTGGTACGCCTGACACTACGACTGGCATTTTTCTGTTGCTCCGCCTGTTTCTTTAGTACGTCATAGATAGCTGCCAGTAGCGAGCTATCCATATTTATAAACTCACTAGGCGCAATACCCAGATGTACTGAAAGCTCAGCTATTCGGTACGTCCAGGTATCACGCTTTACCCATTTGGGTTATCGTCAAGAACCTCTACAGCTTTGAGAGTTTCAAGAAACGCATCCCCAAATGGCTTAACGTCTGGTGCGCCTGCTCTACGCAAGCACTCCCAAGCAAGCCAATAAATGTCTGATTGCTTTTGGTCTTCGCGGAAGGCTTTATAAAAGCCTTTCTTAGCGTATTGCTCAAAAGCGTATTCAATGGCTGGAGTCAGCTCGTGAGTTGACTCCGTGCCATCTGCCCTAGTTACTTTTAGACTTGCCATGTTGCCCCTTTTCTAAATTAGAACGTGCCGCTTGATGCGACAGTTACAGCTGAGTTTACAGTAAATGTAATGTCCATTGTTGCAATGTCGCCTACGCCACCGTTAATTGGTGTTAGGTTGTTTACAAGAATGTCACCGCTGTATAACTGGTTGGTTGCTGAAATAGCTGAACCTGAATCGTTCAAGGCTTTCCAAGCTACGGTTGTACCATAAGCAGCTGACAAAGTAGCAAGTACTTCACCTGCAGCTTGGTCATTTAGGAATGAAACGGTAAGAGTCGCTGACTCTAGACCCTTTACAAACTTGTGTGCGGTATCACCCATTGCTGAAATTTCTAATTCATCAAATGTCTGGTTTAGGGTGATGGAAGTTACGTGGTCTGACAAATCAACGTTGTTGATTTTCAAACCGACTTTGTTATTTAAGAAAACAGCCATTTGGACTATTCCTCATCTTTCTTTGCGGTTGGTTTGGGTGCTGCTACCGCGGGCGCAACCTGACCGATTTTGACCAGAAAACGCTCGCGCTCTTTATCATTATCAGCCATGTTTTAGCTCCAATCGGATAGAACGCTGATTTGTACTTCTCCGGAAAGAAGGTCGCCCACCGTTCCGGATAAGACTGCCGGTGCGCTGAAAGTGCCAATGGTGTAGGCAAGGGTTGATGCTTCCAGCTTGTTTACGATATTTAGGTAAAAGTCTTCAATGTTAATTAGGTTGCCTTGATTGTCAAACATTGGTGCAAGCACAATGAGTTTGAAATTAACTTTAGGCTTAACTGTCTTGTAATGGTCGTTAGATGGCTCTATGTAGGGGTCGGATGGCTGTATAACAATTGAGTTAGCCAATGGGCTTACAGGGGGAAAACTAAAGACCTGCCAAGTCGCATTGTCAGCTAGCGCAGCCGCGATTGTTCCCCGCAGGGTAGTTATTGCGCTCACCCTACTTGACCGCCCGGAGCTAGATGGTCAGCTAATAGCCCGCGCACTCTTGCCATTAAAGTATTTCCCATGCGGTAGGGCGAAGGCTGAAAATCTGGAGAAATACCGCCAGCGTTTGAGCTCTGACGTGCTTGCCAAATATCAACTGCAATCATTAGAGATGCTTCGCGTACTTCATCAAGTAGTGCATAATCTGTATAAGTATCACCATAGGCATAGCCGTATGGAACAATGTCATGTTTAACTGTAGGCGTGTTGTTGTTGCCTGTAATTGCAAAAGTTACTGAATACTCACCGGCTTCTGTAATAGTTTTACTTCCATTGAACTTAGCACCAGCACCTTCAATTGTTATTGTCTGACCAAGATAAAATGTGTGAGGATATTGAAAATAAATCGTGCCGGTTGTTGCTGTATTGCTGTGTGCCAAAATTGGTGTGCGATTAAAATTAAGTTTAGCTTTAACTATGTTTTCTGCAGCCTGACATGCATCCTCTACAACGGCAGACGTGTAGAGATTACCAATACCAAGAGCTGAACGTAGTTCTGCTTCTGTGACGTATGTGGCTGGCATGTTTTCCTTTCTATGTTAGCCCGCCGGTCAGGGCTGAACCGGCGGGTAACTCGTGACTTACTAAGCTAGGTTGAAGCGGCGAACACCTTTACCGGACTTTGCAACATAGATTGCAAGGTAGCCGTAAAGGTTGATTTCAACTTCACCAGATGTAAGAACGTTAACTCGTAGGTTAGTTGTTGGAGATTCCCAAACATAAACTGAACCTGGTGCAACAAGAAACGCTGATTCATCAACAATGCCAGAAACAGCAATGTTGTGGTCAACGATTAAGTCAGTTCCAAGAACATTACCGCGAACGGCTGTTGGTGAAACTTGACCAGCTGCATTGAATTGTGGAGATGCAACAGAATATAGAGGACGGTCTGCGCCATCAACATATCCCATAATTGCTGCCCATTGGTCGGTTGATGCAACAAGTTTGTTAGCGAAATCTCCGCCAGTTCCCTTGTATGCAGCTGCAGCTTCAGTTGAAATGTAGCTCTGAAGTCCTGCGGCTGTTGCAGCAACACCAGTTGCAGCTGTTCCATTTGCAGTAAACGCTGCAATTAGAGCATTGTCAGTTGCCTTCTCATAAGCCTTGCGTAGTTCGGTCATCAAAAGCTCCATAAAGCTAGGTGAGCTTCTGTCAATGAGTTCAAAACTTACACGGTTTAATCCGCTGAACTTTTCAACTGTTACGGTGTCATACGCAGATGTCATTCCGGTTTCAGATGGTGCTGAACCTTCATTTGTATCAGCAACAGTTGGTGCAACGTTTGGTGTGCCAGCATTGACATACAAACGTGGTACTGTGAATGACATTCCTTCTGCAATCAAAGCCTGACGTGTTACAGCTTCAAATGCTGGACGACCTGTAAAGGTGTCGGTAATAAATGTGTTTAGGTGCTGAGGTAGTGTCAGACCTGTGTTGGTGCTTGTTGAATCATCTGCTGCGCGTACCAATTGACGTGCGTTGTCATCACCTAGAGCTGCCTTAATGTTAGCTTCTAGATATTGTGCGCCTGACATTGGTGCTACACGTGGTTGTGTGTAAACACGTGGTTGTGCAGCTGTAACCTTAGGTGCTGAGGCTTCTACCGCAGGGGTTTCTACCTCAGGTGCTACGGCTACGGTGTCTGGAGTATTCTCCACGACAGCCTCGCTTTCTGTTGGTTTAGTTTCTTCTATTTTCGCTTCTTCCGTTTCGGAAGCTGCAACCTCTTTAATCTCAGCCGACTTAAATGCCGGATTTGATACAAGAGAAACCTCTACAAGTTTTGCTGCAAGGACATGAATAACACCGTTTGTTGGTCGTGAATCTATTACTTCTACACCAACAGACATACCGGTTTTTAATCCTTCGCTTGCTTCAATTAGGGCATCTGTCGCTTTTGTACTAGCACTTAACTTGAATGTGCCGTACCAGCCATCTTCCGATGCTTCAATAGATTGAGCGCGTCCTAATCTCACTTTGTCGTTGTGTTCTTCTAGGAACAAGACCTTCTTCGGGTCATCAACCTGAATTGAACCACGCTCAAAAATAACTTTACCAGCGGATGTATGTCCGACCTCACCAATTGGTGCAATCTTTCCGCTGATTGTTCTGCGTGCTGAGTCAGCAGCAGTA